GGACAGTACCACCATGCCCAGAAACAGAACCGGAGCATGGGACGTTGGAGTGGGCCACCAGGAGGCGGAATCGGAAGACCGGCCTGGTCATGATGGGGTTGGACAAGCTCTACTACCAGGCGGGAGCAGGGCCTGAGATCTTCCAGCACCTGGAAGACGGCGGGTTCATCGAGCGGGAGTACCACGGCGACAGCTACCGCTTTCGCGTGATCGTTTTCTGCTCATGCGGAGGTAATCCCCAAACACCCGACCCCGCCCTGCGGTGGGAGGGTAGATTAGCGCGAAGCGCTGAGGTACCCGACCCGGCTTTTGGTGGTTCAAGGTTTCTAGTTAGAGCTAGTAGCAGGGCCGCAGCGAAAAAATCGCCCGACACGACCATGTCGTTGGCGAGGTATTTTTTCCCGCAGGTAGTGAAGGGGGCAGGGATCCAGATGAACCCGCTCCAGGCCAATGCTCCTGCCCTGGCCCATCACCTGAACCGGTGGAAGCTCCAGGGCATCGAGGTCACCGTCATCCGGCTGATGATGGAGGAGTTCGCCCGTCACCCGGAATGGTGCCGGCGGTCTCAGAAGTCGCCCTGGCAAGTGTTCGTAGGCCGGCGTGGTGACCTGGCATCCCTGGTCGCCGCCCAGCAGGCTCGTGATCCCGGCGCTCGCACCGGCACCATCAGGGGTGCCGGCTATTGGGACCATCCCACCCCCCGTGCATACTCACCGGTATGACGAGGCGTCGTACCCCTATCTGGGTCCGGGGGCAGGCCACCGATGACTTCCTGGCTGATCAGCGCCGGCCCTGCATCGGGCGCGACGAGTACTTCCAGGAGAGCCTGGAGGCCCTGGAGGTGTGCCAGGGCCTGTGTGTGCGCTGCCCAGTGTTCCAAGACTGCACCCGCTGGACCCTGGCGAACTACGACCGCCAGCCCTACTACATCTTTGCCGGCCTGACCCAGGACGTCCGGGGCCGGATCCACGCCGGCATCGAGGTGTACTACGACTGGCGTCAGGAATGGCGCAAGGCCCACCTGACCCAGCGCATCGCGGCCCGGAAGCTCCGGGAGAACTACCAGGCCGGCGAGCGCAAGCGGGCCAGGGCCAAGGCCGAGATGCCCCCCTGCCCCCACTGTGGCGAGCGGGCTACGGTATTCCGCAATGGTCGCCAGGCCAACAAGCCTGACCGCCAGCGCTACCACTGCCGTACCTGTAACAAGAACTTCCTGGAGGAGGAGCCGTGAGAGATGTGTTTCCGCTATACCGCGATAAGACCCTGGACAACTTTGAGACCATGGGCAACCCGAGCCTGGAGAAGGCGGTCGACCAGTGCCGGGGCTACGTCGAGCGAATCAAGCTGGCGAAGGATAAAGGACTGGGCATCACCTTCGTGGGTGAGAGCGGGGTGGGCAAGACCCACCTGGCCTGCGCGGTGTTCAAGGAAGCGGTGGCGAACATAGAGGTGAGCAGGGATGGTGGTGAGTGCGTCGCACTCGCTATCTGGATGGGCATGTACCAGGAGCTATTTCGGACCCAGGACCGACTGAAGGTGGCCGACGCTGACGAGAGCGACACCATGAAGGCCCGCAAACTAGAACGCCGCCTGGGTTGGATCAGAGAGACCAGCTTCCTGCTCCTAGATGACCTGGGCCGTGAACATGCGTCGGTGTCGGGCTGGTCGAGCGAGATGGTCTTCGATCTGTTGCGCTACCGGCACGTCTGCTGCCTGCCCACCTTCCTCACCACCAACATCCCCAACGAGAATCCGGGCGCTCCTATGGATCTACGGCGGCGCTACAGCGAGGGCCTGTCGAGTTGGATCCGGGAGGCCACGATCATCATCTCGATGGAGGGCGAGGACTATCGCCCCCGCCTCAATGCGGAAAGGTGAGCTAGGGACTGAGTCCCCGCGCCGGGTCATCTTCATCTTTGAGGGCGCGGTCGCCACCCTCCCGGACCAGTACACAGTGCGAATGCTGGAGCGCTACAAGGGCCGGCTGCACCTCTACGACCAGGCCGTGGGGTACTGGAAGATCCGGGAGCGGACACTCCAGTTCATGTGGACGATCATGGCCCGCACCTTCTTCCGCATCGACCTGGCCGTCACCAGTCGGGGGCCTGGCTTCACCCAGGCGGTCAGCCGGCTTGTGCAGCAGAACAACTGGCCCATCGAGTACGTCTACTGCGCGGAGGCCCAGGTACTGGGGCGCAGCCTGGCCCATGCCCCCAACGTAGCGAAGGTCTTCTACGCCCTGGAAGAGCATCGCTGGTGCTTCGGTCCCCAGGGCTACTGCATCGGCCCCGGCAAACCCATGGTGATGGACTGATGTCCAACGACATCGAGTTCGACACGCTGTGCCGCACCATCCAGGACCGTAACTTTGACGCCTTGGCCGACGCCGGCATTACCACGGCCTTCTTCTTGGACGAGGGTAACGCCGCCATCTTTGACTGGATGCGAGGCCACTGGACCCGCTATGGAGCATCACCCAGTGAGGACGCTTACTACCGGGAGTGGCCCCAGGACGCCCTGGTAGAGACCCCTGAGCCGCTGACCTACTACATCGATGAGCTACGCGACGTGCGGCGCTGGCATCTGCTTAACGAGATGCTCGACGGCGTCAAGCAGCCCATGAAGAACGTCGACACTGACATCGTTGTGAAGCTCTTGGCGTCGGGCCTGGAGGGCCTCCACCAGGAGGTCACCGAGCTACAGGATGAGATCCTGGTCAGCACGATGGAGGGGTACATGAGTACCTACCGGCATCTTGCCTCCAATCCCGGACTGTCTGGCATACCCACCGGGTTTCCCTCCATGGACCGCGCTACCCAGGGCCTCCAGAAGGGCCAGCTTGTGACCCTGGTGGGCCTCCAGAAGGTGAAGAAGTCCATGCTGCTGATGTGCATGAACATCGCCGCTCACAACGCCGGGGCGCGGACCATGTTCATCAGCTTTGAGATGACCAACCTGGAGCAGCGCACCCGCCATGACGCTCTCCGCGCCGGCATCAGCCTGACCCATCTACAGCACCCAGCGATGATGGAGGATTGGGAGTGGAAGAAGCTGAGCCGGATGATGCACGCCGTGAAGGACGAGCGCCCCCAGGACATGGTGTTCATCCATGACTCTGCTCGCACTACCACGGTGACCGCCATAGCAGCCAAGATCGCCAGATACCGACCCGACGCGGTGTTCATCGATGGCACCTACATGATGGACAGCGAAGAGGATGTGCCTCAGGGCAGCCCCCAGGCCCTGACCTCGATCACCCGGTCGCTCAAGCAACTGGCAGATCACCGCGAGATCCCCATCGTGCAAACCACCCAGGCCCTGTCCTGGAAATCCAAGCGGGGTCTATCCCTGGACTCCATAGGATATTCCTCGAGTTTTGCCATGGATTCCGACGTTATTTTTGGCGTGGAGGAGGTGAAGGATGGGGACGGCGACGTTAAGCCCAACGACCTCGTGCTGCGGATCATCGCCTCCAGGAACTGCCCTCCCCACAACTGCATGCTCCTGGTCGACCTTGACCACGGGACCATCATTGAAACTGAGGAGATTCAGTACGACTCTGATGACGACGTGGACGTTGACCGAAGGTGATTGAAGACCTTCTTGACCACATCGGCATCGAGGACATACGCACCCTGGGCGCGGAGGTACAGGCCCGCTGCTTCATGCACGAGCAGCGCACCGGGGAGCGGGAACGCCGGCCAGACCACTGGTCGATCAACCGGTACTCAGGCAAGTTCCACTGCTTCTCCTGCGAGTGGTCAGGCTCCCTGAACCGGCTCATCATGGACGTGGCCGGGGTGGGCATCTGGGACGCCCGCCGGCTGATCCGGGAGTTCGATGTCGACCTCTCCGACGACGAGGCCCCCTGGGAACCACCCATCGGCATGATGGTGGAGAGCCGGCTGGCCGAGTTCGGGCCACCCCCACCCCGCGCCCTGGCCCGCCGCCGGCTGACCCTGGAGGTGTGCGACCGCTATGAACTGCGCTGGGACTATGAGGAGGCAGCCTGGGTTATCCCCATCTTCTCCCCAACTGGGGAAAAGTGGGGGTGGCAGACCAAGGGGGTCGACATCCGCAACCACCCACCCGGCATCAAGAAGGGCCGCACCCTGTTCGGCCTTGACCGACTTCGCGCCGATCACACCATCTTGGTGGAGTCCCCACTCGACGTGGCCTACCTGGACACCCTGGGCGAGCCGGCGGTCGCCGCCTTCGGCTGCCAGGTCTCCGACATGCAGATGAAGCTCCTGGTGGAGCGGTGCGACAGCCTAGTGCTGGCCCTGGACGACGACCGGGCTGGCATCGCGGAGACCACCCGGCTCATCAAGGAGAAGTGGCACCACCGCATCCCCACTACCGTGTTCGGCTACCAGGGCCTGGGTGGGAAGGATCCGGGGGAGCTTGCGCCGAATCTCATCGCCCAGGGCCTGGCCCAGGCTACCCCGGCGGCGATGTGGTGAGCTTCAAAGGAACGCTGTACCCATTCCAGGAGGAGGCAGTCGACACTATGGTCGACATGCGCCACCTCCTGGTGGCCTACGAGATGGGCCTGGGCAAGACCGTCATCACGGTGGCGGCGGTGGAACGCCTGATCGAGGCGGGTAAAGCAGGCGGAGGTTTTGTTATATGTCCCGCCTCGATCAAGCTCCAGTGGAAGCGCATGATAGAGGACTTCGCGCCTGACGCCAGCGTGATCGTCGTCAACGGCACCATCGCCCAGCGCCAGGCCCAGTACCTGCGCTACAAGCGCGGTGAGGGCGAGTACCTGATCATGAACCCCGAGCAGATGGTTAACGACTGGGATGTGGTCTCCAAGCTGCCGCGCGACTTCATCGTGGCCGACGAGGCCACATGGTTCAAGAACTTCAAGCCCCAGCGGTCCAAGAAGATCAAGCGACTCCAGGCCACCTACAAGTGGGCCTTGACCGGCCAGCCCGTGGAGAACCGGGCCGAAGAGGTGTTCTCTATCTTTCAGTGGGTCAGCCCCGGTGTACTGGGCCACTTCAAGACCTTCGACGCCGCCTTCGTAAAGCGAGACCGTTTTGGTCGCGTCCGTTCGTACCGGAACCTGCCCACCCTGCACCGGCTGCTGTCCGACCACATGGTCAGGCGCACCCGGAAGGAGGTGGCTGACCAGCTACCCGCCGTGGTGGCCCCGCCCCCCATCCTGGTCGACCTCGATCCCGCTGGGGCTGTGCTGTACCGGCGCATGGTGCATGACCTCCAGCGAGAACTGAGCGAGGCCCTCGACACCTGGGGCAACTTCTCTCTGTCCGGGTTCTACCGGGGCGAGGAGCAGGGCGAGGCCCGTGGTCGGATCATGTCGAAGCTGGTGTGCATGCGGATGCTCTGTGACCACCCCGAGCTACTGCGACTCAGCGCCGGCCACTACCGGGGGGTACTACCCGGTAACCGCATGGGCAGCGAGTACGCCCAGGAGCTACACGAGGCTGGTCGCCTGGAGAACCTGAAGAAGGCCCCCAAGCTCGACATCCTGGTGGGGACCAGGGACCAACCAGGACTCCTGGCCGACATCCTGGACGCTGACCCCAAGAACAAGATCGTCGTCTTCAGCTTCTTCAAGGACATGCTCAACCTCATCGCGGAGGCCACCAAGGGCCTGACCAAGTCGGTGCTGTTCACCGGGGACGTGTCGGTCACCGGGCGGGACAAGGCCAGGATGCAGTTCGCCACCGACCCGGACACTCGGCTGTTCCTTAGCTCTGACGCGGGCGGCATCGGCCTCGACCTGCCAGTAGCGAACTACCTCATATCGTACGACCTGCCCTGGTCAGCCGGCGCGTACGCCCAGCGCCAGGCCCGCATCATCCGCCTGAGCAGCCAGTTTCCCCAGGTCACGCTGCTGTCCACCCAGGTTGCCGGCAGCGTCGAGGAGTACCAGCACCGGCTCCTGGGCCAGAAGAAGAAGGTGGCCGACGCCGTTATCGACGGCAAGGGCATCAACCCCAGGGGGGCCGTGACCCTCGATCTCAGCAGCTTGAGCGAGTGGCTCCGGGAGAGTGAGATATGAGGGCGATGCTGAAGAGGATCTGGAAGTGGTTCTGGACCGATGACCGGCCCCGATGAAAGGCCCCGAGTACCTCTTCTGCGGTAGTCGGCTGACCGATGACACCTTCGTCCTACGAATCCTCCTGGAGGGCCTCAACACCCAGGCCCGCCAGTGGCAGGAGACTATCACTATCCAGGACGACGGCTCCCTGGAGGGCCTGGAGTACGAGGTCTCGATGTTCAAGTACCTGGCCTACCGTCGCATCCCCGGCGGGACATGGGCTGACCCCAACGTGGTGTTGGCCTTCGTGGACCGTATGACCCACAACCGGGCCACTGAGCGGCTGCTGCAACAGGCTGAGACAGAGAGGCGTCCCTGGTTCGTCATCGGCAGCACCGGAGGTAATCCCCCAGCGCCGGTTTAACGGTCACACCCCCCAGTTACCCTTATCTGCATGGCAACCAAGACCAAGACCAAGCCCAAGCTGGATCTCCGGGGCCTCCGGGACGAGGTGCGTGACTGGTACGCACTCAAGCGCCAGGAGAACCTGCTGTCCCCCAAACTGAAGAAGGGCACTGACCGCTTCAAGGAGATCCTGCAAAAATACGGAGACAAGGATCCTTCAGATGGATCTATTTATCTGGATCTGGAGGAGCCTATCGGGGACCAGCGCATCCAGTTCCTGAAGAGCCTGTGTGTGACCTCCAAGCTGATGAACGTGGAAGCGGTGGAGGAGATCCTGGCCGGCAAGGGCATGTGGGAGGAGATGTCAGAGGTCGTCCGGGTGCCCGACGAGGCCCGGATCAACGCGGCCTACTACGACAACCGGATCACCGATGACGAACTGGCCCGCATGTTCCCCACCACCACCCAGTATCGGTTCTTCCTGCTGGACGAGGACGAGAAGCCCGTCCGGGCATGACCGACCTCCAGGCCCTGTTCGCTCCGCTCCAGGATGAGTTCTATCCCGGCTCCAAGCAGAAGCGCCGGGAGTCGAAGGAGATGCGGCACGAGCGCATGGCAGAGGAGCGCCGGCAGGCCAAGGAGGAGGAGTCCTGGGACGCCCATCCCATCGAGGTGGGCGTCAAGGGCGTGAAGTACGAGATGTTCCGCGTCGGGGCGCTCGCCAAGGCCCTGGGTCGTGACCCGGTCACCGTGAGGGCCTGGATGCGGAAGGGTTGGCTACCACGAAACACCTACCAGACCGCCCCGGTCGTCGGGTCCAGGGGTGACGCCGGTCGTCGCCTCTGGACTCGGCGGCAG